CGCCGGAAGTTGTCTGGCACCAAAAATTCCGGGCAAAATACTTAGGAGTAGGTTTTAAGTGTATCTTGCTAGCTTCCCTGAGTATCACGCCGACTCTACTTAATCAGAGTCTTGCTTGATCGACAGCCTAAAGGTCTGCGTCCTTGTGTAACCGCTGCCGAAAGAACCATCGTTCAAGCGTGATAGCATGTAAGTCCTGCCTTGCTCCCCTGGTTTGGGGATAGTCAAAAGTCCTGACGGACTGACAAGGAAATAAAGAAAGGGGCGTTGCTGTGGTTAGGCTAGAGAATAACAAGAAAGCATATCGGTTTCCAAGCATGGAGCCTGCCCTGGTTCCATGCATCTTGATGCCAACTGGTTTATCAGGCGGCATCATCATGCATTTCTATCAATAACTCTGGAGATCAACAAATGAAATTCATTGCTTACAAACACCGATACAGTTGGGCGAAACTGTCCCTACTACAAAAGGCGGAATTCGTTCGCCGCTGTACAACGGGCGAGTTCGGTTATGTCGGGGAAATCCAGGACGGAATTATCATGGACCTAATCCCCTTTGGTGTGCGTGTTGCCGAAGATGGCCGATTGGTGCTTATACTGGGTACTGAAGGCACAGCCCCACCAAAAGATAAGAGGGGCAAAGCAAGGTGGCAGCGCATCCATGTTGAACATTCTGGCGAGTTTTACTGCCATCCCAGAATCGTTGTACAGACGGAGGCTCCATTATAGAGCAGGCTCTTCGCCTGAACGGGCAACACCCGGAGTCGCTCTCCGTCGTCAGACCGGGACAGAGAGGGTCGCACCCTCTCAATAATCTCCCGAGCCGGTCGCAGCCGGCTCCACCTCTTTCAGGAAACAGCATCAAGGGCAGGCCGAAGAATCTGGCACCAAATACTTGGGAAGGTCTGGCTTGCCCTTCCCGCTGTCGCTTGACAGCATTTCAATTATACCAACTGAAAGGAAACTATGAAACAAAAGTCGATATGTGTCTTTGACTTCTGTGGCTATACACATCCTGGCCACTTTCCGATTTCGATGTGGGCCGACTACTGGCCTGCAAAAAAGGTGGTTACGTTTGGTGGTGACTGGAGTGAAGTGCCTGATTGGCGTGTTTCACAACAACCAACAGAAAAGCAAGTCAATGCTCATGCAGTTTCCTTCCTGAAAAGGTGTGATGCGAATGAAACCAAAACACAACATCAAGCCTGAGAAGCACCACAAGGACATAACTAGGAGAGTCGCATGAAGGTCTACCGTCAAACCTTATCGGAAAAGACCAAGTCAAGGCAGTACAAAACCACTACCAAGACGCATGAGAAAGGAGGGTGGTATCAATACAAGGTCTACAAGCTTGGCTACTTCACTGCCCCTAAAGGCGGTCGCAAGCTGAATGGCAGCATCGTCAAGCAATGCCGAGCCATGGTCATCCCCCCTGCCTGGAAAGGGGTTGTCATCAACCTCAGCACCACGGCGAAGATCATTGCCACGGGAACCGATGTCAAAGGCCGCGCTTGTGCCTTGTACTCCAAGCGCCACAACAAGCGGAAGTGCCTGGAGAAATTTGGCAGGGCAGCAAGGTTCCAGGCCAAGCTTCCTGAAGTGGTCGCCAAGATCAAGTCCACAGTGGGCAAGGCCATGACGCACCGAAAGGACAAAGAAGCAGTCGATGTGCTGTACCTGATCTCCCAGACCGCTTTTCGAGTTGGGGGCACCTCGGATACCAAAGCGGACAAAACCGCTTATGGTGCTGCTACCCTGCTAGGCAAACACGTTGTTGTCAATGGTGGAGATACCACATCTTTTGACTTCATCGGCAAAAAAGGTGTCAGGATTCGCAAGACTATCCATGATCCCCTGATTGCCAAGATGGTCCGAGCCAGGAAAACCTCTGCCTGGAGTGAAAGGTTGTTTGATGTCAGCCCTTCCTATGCCCGCAACTACCTGGAACAGATTGCGCCTGGATTTCTGATCAAGGATTTCAGGACTGCACTGGCAACACAGTGGGCGCAGGAACTGACATCAAAACGCAAGGGTCCGGCGAAGGATCAGAAGACCTTCAAGAAGTGGCAGCGACAGGTCGCGGACAAGATCGCAAAGGAACTGGGGAACACCAGGGCCATCGCACTGAATTCTTACATCAGCCCGGTGGTCTGGAGACATTGGGAGAAACCTGACGTATGGCCAAGATTTCTGCCCAAGGCCATGCAAGGGGAAGAGTAAGAAGGGCAGGCCGAAGAATCTGGCACCAAACTTTCAACAAATACTTAGGAGGTTTCAAATGGATATCGCAAAAATCGTTGCAACATGGCCGAAAGATGAAAAGGGTTATGCTATCAGTCCTGGAGTTGCTTGGTTAGCTAGTGGAGCTATCGGGGCAAAAATTAAAATAGGGGACGGGTTCAAAGCAGGGGACGGGTTCACAGCAGGGAACTGGTTCACAGCAGGGGACGGGTTCAAAGCAGGGGACGGGTTCAAAGCAGGGGACGGGTTCACAGCAGGGAACTGGTTCACAGCAGGGGACGGGTTCATAGCAGGGGACGGGTTCACAGCAGGGGACGGGTTCATAGCAGGGGACGACGCATCTGATTCGATCCCTCTTGGCTGCACATATGGGTACTGGAAACAAATATCACAAGTATATGGAGTTGCCTATATTGGCTCGGGATGTCATTGGTTCACTCTTGCCGATGCCCTGAAATACTGGGCTGGTAAAAAGGATCGAGAATTAACCATGTGCATCATGGAAGCAGCCAAAGCCATTGCCGACCTGAAAGGTTGGAAATACGAATAGATGCACTAAATACATGGGAGGTTTCATATTGAGCATCCTGCCGCAGCGTTTCAATGAACCCTACTAGGTATAACAGAGGAGCAACATCATGGCAAAGTGGTCCCCGATTTGGAATATGCCGCTGACAAAGAAGCAGAAAGCAGCAGCATTGCAAGCTGCCCGAACAACCCCACCCAGCAGACGCAAAGAAAAGGGTGGAAAGTTGCCTTCGAGACAAGCCGCACAACATGCTAAACTTCAAACACAAACCAAAGCCTGATCCTTTCCCGGACCTGCCCGACGATGGCACACTTAAAGGGGTGCTGTTAAGACAGGTAGGCCGGGAGATCGCCCCAAAGATTGGGAAAAAGACCAGCCAACACAAGATTGCCGCCTTGGTCAAGGCAATAGATTTTGTGGCTGTCTGGCCGGAAGAAGCACAGAAAACATTCGCTGAGGAAGTAGCCACCTTGATTCAACAGTCCCGTTAATTTATACCAACTAATAGGAACACTAATGAAAGCCCATGTCGGAATGGAAACACGGCTTTGCATCGTCTGCGGCAAGGAAAGCGAAACAGGTTCAGTCCTCCTGGATCGCCACCTGAAGAATTCCCTGGAACGGCACACTTGTACCGGATACGGACTCTGCCCCGAGCACCAGAAGCTTTACAATGATGGGTACATTGCACTGGTGGAAGTGGACCCGACCAAGAGCAAACTTGGTCCATTGGAAGGGGAACTTCTGCCATCAAATGCTCACAGGACAGGGGGTGTAATACACCTCCGTTTGGAAGCAGCCCGGCAAATTATCACTGGGGTTGGCCTGTTCCAACTCAATGGCAAGATGCACCCGATGTTGTTCATGGATGCGGAAGCCGTAGCCAAAATCAAGTCGATGATACCCACCAAAGGAGAATAACCATGCAACTTGTCACAGTCAAACGAGACCCGTTTGCTCGGGGAGACGTGGTCCGCAAGATCGAGCGGGGCCATGTCGGTGAGCAGGGCTACAACGGTGTTACCTGCTCCTGGTGTGGTAATACCCGCAAAGATGGCAGCCTGTTCCGGTATGGCTGGGGGAGTGATGATGGCAGAATCAGCATGGAGAGCCACCTGTTTTGCTCCAAGTCCTGCCACGACAGCTATAATACTTAGGAGGTATTATGCACGCCACCTTCAATCGTTTTGAAATAAAAATGACTGCGGCGCAGGCACGAAGTGCCTCCCACCAAGGCTGCTGCGATGAAGATGTCCGAGAACTTTGCCAAGACAAGCACATCACAAAACAACTTCGCAGGATCAATCCAAAAGACCTCTGCGCTGAACTGAAGGAGTACGGTGCCTGGGATAATGAAGAACTGGCCGACCATGAGACCAACCTTCAACGCATCGTCTGGATTGCTGGCTGCAATATTACAGAGGAGATCAAACAAAAAGCAAACAAGCTTTTGAAGAACATACTCTTTCCTTCCAACTGAAAGGAGCTATCATGAATAACACCATCAAAATCACGACGTACTCCAAGCAAGGGGCCGATATTGTCACAGTCTCGGCAGTCAATGCGTTTGAAGCCTGCTACAAAGCGAAGGAACTGGTTCCTGAAAGGGGGTTCGTGAAATTGCAGGATAATGGCTGGCATTTGGAAATTCCAGCCACAAGTCCCGTGTTCGAACCGAGGTACTTCAAACGCTTCGTCCACATCGTTCAGTTTCATGGCCACTTATGAAAACCAAAACCAGGAAAAAGGTGACAGTAAAACCACCTAAAGTAATTGCCAGACTGTGGTGGTTCCTTGAGCACTTAGCCAATGGCAGCATACTACGGCTGAAAACTCGTGGCTGGATTTATATGGAACACACCAATGAAGCGGAATTGGAACAGGAATACCGCCACTTGATTGACAGACGAGTAGGTCGCAGGCCGGAGTTCCGGCCATATCAAATTGTCATTGAATGGCTGGTAATCAAAGAGGAGCCGGAAGTGCTGGCACCAAATAAAAGGGAGGTAAAGGCAAAACGTAAAGCAAAGAGAAAGTAACGCAATAAAACCAATCTTAACAACGAAAGGAATTACCATGAGTGCATTATACCAAGAACTTGCAAGTGCGGTTGGAGCCTACCACCGTTGCGTGGAATCAGGAAACGCAGAGTGGGAAAGCAATCACAATGAAGCCATTCACAAACTGGAGTTAGAATTGCCTAGCGGCAGTGGTTTCGACAGTGGCACTAAAGTAGCCTTGTATGACTCCACAGAAGAAAAGCTGGTACTACAAACTTGCTTTCACCACATGAATGAAAATGGCATGTACGCTGGTTGGACAGATCACACCGTCATTGTGACAGCCAGTTTGGTTTTTGGCATCAAGCTGAGGATCACTGGAAGGAACCGCAACGAAATCAAGCATTATATCCACGAGGTCTTTGAAACCGCCCTTCTGGAAACCTTCAAGGAAAGCAAAGCGGAAACAAAACCAACACAGGGGTAACCTTCCATGCAAAAGTTTCGACGGCGAAAGAGTCTGTTGCGCCGTCGCCCTTACTTGAATGGAAGGTGGCATAAAGTTTATGCAAAAAAAGGGCGACGCGAGTTTGAAAGATTCGATCTGGTTCTGTGGCTGCCGCAGGATTTGACAGCAACAATCCTGGAAAAGACACCAAGTATTTCCGGCTTTTCCTGTTACCAGATCAAAGCTGCGCCAACCGGCGCAATCTTTCCAACCTATGGCAATGAATTGCTGCTACTACAACACCAACCACTGCAAAGGAAACGAAGGAAACAACACCATGATAAAAATCACGGCAACATACGCACCACTACGGCGACTGCAATTCCTGGCGCAAGAGGACACCACAATACAGGAATTGGCGCAAGTCCTTCAGTCGAAAGGAAAAGTCAGCTACGTGCACATCAGCCGGATGCCGCCGACAGCCCAAGAAATAAACCGGGCAAAGGAAAAGGGACTGGTAATAGAAGGCGGAAAGCTGATACCAAGAAAAGATCGGTGGTCGCCAAAAGATTGGGAACTGCTAACCGCTTGGGACAAGGCTCTGCAAGAAAACTTACGAATGGAAACAATCAAGTAGCAATCTTGTCCAAGAAACCTCCCCGTTGAAAGGGCGCTGGAGCGAAGCGACAGGCCCTTTCAACTGCTGGAGCGAAGCGACAGCAACGCTTTCCTACCTTGATTTCCCTATACGCGCACGCGCGTGCGGGGGTGAGGGGGGTGAAGGGGGGAGAGGGATTACCTTAAATTAAGATCATTTGAAAGGAATCAACCAATGAGCCAACTAGCCGCAAAACGCCGCCGTCGTCAACACGCCCTGGGCTTTGCCCACCTTGCCAAGCCACAGCGTCCGAAATACAAACGCCGCAGTTTGCAGGCTGCTGTGCAGCATGAAGATTGGGTGCGTCGCCGGGAGCGTGACCGCGTTGCCCGTGGTGGTAGTAAAAAATAGAAACGTTGCCCCTGTAGCTCAGATGGCAGAGCAGCACACTCGTAATGTGAAGGTCGGTGGGTTCGATACCTATCCAGGGGCACCAACTAACTTGAAGATAAGGCCCCAGGGGCCTCGAATGGCCAAAGTGCGTGTAGGACACAGGGGTTGGGCTGAAAATGGCGTGGCGGGCCTGTATTCAAGCCGAATCGGCATAAATTGCAGCAACTTTTGAAAGGAAATTTGATCATGGCAACAAAATCTAGAACCAAAGTAAAGAAAGCGGCAAGAACTGAAATCAAGGCACAAGTCTGCCTGTTCTACCGCACCAGGAAATCTAAAGCGGAACAAGGTATCGCCATCAATGAAGTGGATATCATCATTGACATGGATGGCAAGCCACTAAAGAAAAAGCCGTGGGATTACCTAATGCAGCCGTACTTGGGTTGTTTTATTTATGAGGAGCCGAAATGAGCATGACAAAACAGCAGGTGCATGAAATTGCGGAACGTGCCTACAAGAAGTTCCTGAAAGAAGGATCGGATGTCAAAAATGTGACCTGGGGTGAATTTGTCGTCCGGGAGACTGAAACCTTTCTGGAGAAGGAATTTATTGTCCTGACTGATGACCGGGATGACTACAAAGCCACGGCAGCACAGAACCTGGCACTGCTGGATCAAGCACGAGCGGACCTTGCTGAATGGCAGATGGTCACAGCACACTTAACGCCGAACGCGGCTGCTAAAGGTATCGAGCGCCTGTATGACAAATGGAAAGTTGCAGAGCGCTCTCTCGATACGCTGAAAAAGCCAGGTGCGGTAGCAGATGCAACAGTTAGTCCCTTTGGCAGCATCAGCAAGGACAGTACCGCTATCCGGGCACGCTTCCAGACGAAGGGATCGAATCAAATCGAGGTCTTTTATAATCACAGCACCGGGTTGCTGATTGTGTCCTTGGTGGCCAAAAGCGGAAGAGGCGGTAATGAGATCGTCCGCAAAATGCTGGACACAGAAACAGAACTCCGCTTGCTGGCGCATACAGAGAAGAAAGGAAAGAAAGTATGAGCAACCTTCGTCCTATGTTGGCTGCGGAGGCCATACTTGGCCAGATTACATACCCTAAACTCGTTTCCCCAAAGCTGAACGGGGTCAGGGGCCTTGTCATCAATGGTGTCCTTATGGCTCGGAGCCTGAAGAAGATTCCAAACCAGTATTGTCAATATTTATTCAGTCGTGAGAGGTTGACTGGATTTGATGGTGAATTAGTTGTCGGCCCTTTTAATGCGGAGGAGGTTTTCACAGAATCCACTTCGGGAGTGATGTCGCAAGAAGGCACCCCTGATGTCTCTTTTTGGGTATTTGACTTTTTTATGGAACCTAACATGAGATTGGTGGACCGTATTAAAGCACTTAAAGCGGCCTACCACAGTGCTTTGCAAGCAAATGTGGTCTTGGTCCCCTACAAACTGATCCATTCGGATACGGAACTGAAAGCGTTTGACAAATGGGCGCAAGCAACCGGGTACGAGGGGACGGTACTGCGTGATCCGAACGCCAACTACAAGTTTGGCCGGTCCACGGAAAAGGAACAGGGCTTTCTCCGTTACGTGGAATGGCTGACCAGTGAAGCAGTAATCCTCCGTATTGATGAAAGGATGCATAATGCCAATCCGCAAAAGCAGAACGAATTGGGGTATGCTAAGCGGTCCTCACATAAGGACAATAAGATACCTATGGGCGTGGCTGGCAGTATGCTGGTCCGGGACTTGAAAACCAAAGTGGAATTCAATGTCACTATTGGTGGTGATGAATTACAGGCCGACTTCTGGAAGAACCGGAAAGGCTATCCTGGCAAGATCATCCGCTACAAATTCCGTGCCCCGGTGAAGGGTCTGACTCCAAGATTTCCGATCTTGGAAGGTTTCCGTAGTAAGTTGGATAGGTAGTTTAACCGAGGAGAAGTGCTGTGAATGAACACCAAACACTTGCTATTAGGGCGCTGCGAAATATGGAAGGTGATGATCTCGAACGTGCCCGTATTGCTTTTCGTGGTAGAACACCACAACAAATGGAAGAGCAATACGATCAAAGTGGTATGACCTGTACTCAAATTTTGGCTGAGTATGAACAACAAAAAGCCAGAATTAAGGCAGCTATCGCCTGGTTTGAAGAACAATAACTATTACAACAGAAAGGAAAGCGTATGAAACCCCGAGCAGTTGAAAAAACGCTGACACACCTGGTCAAGATCAAGCAGCCCACATTCTTGTGGGGGCCTCCAGGTGTCGGAAAGTCCATGATTACAGCAAAGGTCGCCAAGAAAATTGGCGATTTCATTGACATGCGGTTGGTGCAAATGGATATCATCGACCTTCGTGGTGTTCTTACGATACAAGGAGGAAAAGCGGTTTGGGCACCCCCGGCAATCCTGCCAACAAAGGGCAAAGGTGTACTGTTCCTGGATGAGTTTGTCCAGGCTTTGATGCTGATGCAGAATACTGCTTCCCAATTGATCCTGGATCGGTGTATTGGTGAGTATATTCTGCCTGACGGCTGGGCCATCGTGGCGGCGGGCAACCGAGAAACGGATCGTGCAGGAACCAATAAAATGCCATCCCACTTGGCCAACAGGTTCACCCATATCACTGTGGAAGTGGACTACGAAGATTGGCGAGTTTGGGCGGTGGAGAACAAGGTCAATGCCATGATCCGGGCCTTTCTTGGCTTTCGGCCTGCACTGCTGCACCAATTCAATCCGGCAGAAAAGGCATTCCCAACCCCACGTTCCTGGTCCTATGTGGACAAAATACTTGGGAATGGTCTGGATGATGAAATTGAATTGCTGGAAGTAATCAGCGGCACGGTGGGTGAAGGTGCGGCGAAAGAGTTTATTGGTTTCATCCGTATCTTCCGCGAACTGCCGGATTATGCTGAGATCAAGAAGAACCCCAAAGGGATGGTGGTTCCCACTAATGCTGGGGCGCTGTATGCTGTTGCTACCATGCTGCCGGAGTTCATTACAAAACCTGACTTGAAACAGGTATTCCAATTTGTTGAACGGCTGCCTGAAGATTTCCAGGTTATCATGGTGAACAACCTCGTGCAGAAGAAACCGGAGATGCAGGAAACGTCCACGTATATTGCGTGGGCAGCGGAGCACCAGAGTTTGTTGTTGAACAGATAACAAGACCATTTACCCTGATAGGAGCTACCATGACAACTGAAACAAATGAACTGATCGCAGCCGGGGACGAATTTCATTCACGTCTTGAAGAGGCAGATATGCTACCAGTAACGTCGTTTGATATGTGGGCTCGCGATCATTGGCGTGAGATTGTTACCGCCCTCGAAACTGCCGAGCGCGAGATCAATGGCACAGGGGGCTGGCGCGAATTGTGCGAAGGTCATGAGCGTGCACTCAACGCTGCCCCCACCGAATTTCAGGTAAGTGGTTTGCGGTCCACCCTTGAAGCTGCTGAGCACAACATCGAGGCCCAGACGGTCGAGATCGCCGAGACCAGCAAACAACTCACTGAGACCAGGAAGCAACTCAACGCCGCGCTTGCTGGGGTTGTGGTTCTGCAAGAGGTAGCAGCACGGGTGGTCACGGCGTGGAAAGGCGGATACACGGTTGAGTATGTCTTACCAGAGTTAGATGATGCGTTGCAATTAACCATGCGTATGCCCTCAAATTTACGCATTATTGATGCCGGTCGTATGGCCATCGCGGAGGCGCGCAGCAAGGAGAGGGAGGCAGCTAAAGCTGCCTGTCAACTGATCGCATCAACTGGCGGTAGCGCAACACATTGTGTGTATGCAATACAAGCCCTTCCCACCAAGGAGATTTTATGAAATTCTCGGCGAAACGAAAACCTAATTTTGCACCCAAAGCCACCATCACCCCCAACTTGAATGTTCCCTTTCGGGAAAGGGTCATGTTGGTGAAGTACCATGAGCGGGTCTGGAGTACAACACGCCAGAATCGGGTTGTAACCAATGAAGTGTTGAAAGCCAACAACGCGGAAAAGGATGCGGGGGCGTTCTACGAAAGGCTGCTGCCTAAAGCAGCCTTTGCTGACAGCAAACGAATCCGGCTGGAAGCCTACCAGTACCACATTCAAGTAACCTCACCCTGGCTGGATGAAGGGACCAGGGCGCTCCCGATTGGAATGCTGCGGGACTACCTCGACAAGATGAGGGTGTTTGGGGAACAGGCCAAGGAAGCGGATACCAATGCCCTGGCTGGGTTGGACAAGCACATTGAAGCGGCGAAAAAGATGCGGGGCAAGATGTTCAGCCTCACGGACTATCCTTCCAAAGAGGAGGTCGCAGCAAGGAAATTTGCTTTCGAGGTTCATGTCATGCCGCTGCCCAATGTGGAGGATTGGCGCGTTCCTGATCTTCCTGGTATCAACAAAGAAGAGGTCAAGCGGGAAGCCTTGGCCACTTACAATAAGTTGCAGCAACAAATTGCTGTAGACCTGTATGAGCGGCTGCTGGATGTGGTCACCAAGATGCGGGACAAGATGAAAGACCCAAAAGGCATCTTCCGCAATTCCCTGATTAGCAACATCAAGGAAATGCTGGTGCTGGTTGGGAAATTGAATGTCACCGGCGACCCGAAGCTGGAAGCCTTGCGGCAAGAGATCAAGCAGAAACTGGTCAAGCAAAGCCCTGATGAACTGCGGGAAGCGCCTGAACTGCGGAAAGCTGCGGCGAAGGATGCAGATGACATCATTTCCAAAATGTCCGCTTACATGGGAGGTACCAAATGAGTAAAAGCATGAAAGGTCTTGTTGGTATTTACAATGGCCCAATTGATGTTCTTCGGGGACTGAAACTGGAAGTCGTCCACCAAAGCCCAAGAATTGGAGGACTAGCCTGTAAAGTATTGGAAACTCGAAGAACATACATGGCAGGTACAATCATACACATAGATGCTTATGAATTCCAAAAGCAAGGCACCCGAATGAAAATGAAAACGGAAGACCAAATCCGTGAGAGAATTATGGCAATTGACGCAGATGATCGCTACCACCTGGAATCTGCGAGTGTGCAAGTGAATGCACCACTTGCTTTGATTCAAGCTCATTTGGCGGCAACAATAAGTGCTCTTGCGTGGGTACTTGGGGAGGCACCACCTAAACCTGGACACAGGAAACTGAAATGAAACAAGACCAACACCCAAGCTTCATCAAGGCCCGAAGAACGCTGATCCTGGATCACCCTTTCTTTGCCTCCCTGGTGTTATACCTCACGCCAGTACAAGACCCGAAATGCAAAGTCGCTTGGGTAGATGGCAAGCGTCTCGGCTACAACCCGGAAGCGTTTGCCAAATTGCTACCAAAAGAGGCTGCTGGAATCCTAGCGCATGAAGTACTGCATTGTGCTCTGGAACACCATGTCCGCCGTAAGGAACGGGAAGTGCCTCTGTGGAATGACGCTGCGGACCATATAGTGAATCCCATTATCCTTAACAGTGGTTTGTCTTTGCCGCGGGGTTGTCTGTCTAACCCAAGGTTTGCTGATAAGACTGCGGAAGAGGTCTATCGGCTACTGAAAGAGGATCAGGACAAAAAACAGGAACAGCAACAGCCTAAAGATGGGAAGGGAAGTGGTGAAGGACAAGGAGGAACCGGAAAGACTGGCACCAAAAAATCGCAGGAACCAGCGGAAGGGGAATGCACCGGAGAAGTGCGCGATCTTCCCGGTGATAGTCCTGGTGGACAAGCCAGCCCTGCGGAACAATCCGCCAGTGGTCAGGAATGGCAGGTTTCCATGCAACAGGCCCTGAACAATGCCAAAGCTATGGGTAAGATGCCTGCAGGCCTGGAGCGGGAGGTTATCAAAGCACTGGAACCCCGAGCTAGTTGGCGGGAATTACTTAGAAGGTTCTTCACTTCCATGTCGCGTAATGATCTCAGTTGGATGCGGCCCAATCGAAGGTATCTTCAAAGAAACATCTATCTTCCTTCCTTGCATAGTGAACAGATGGGAGAAATGGTGGTGGCAGTGGATACCAGCGGTAGTATCGGTGCCTATATCCTGGAGCAGTTTGCTAGTGAGATCAATGCCATCGTGGAAGATGTTCAGCCAGAAAAAGTTCATGTGGTCTATTGTGATGCAGCAGTAGGGCGCACGGATGAATATACGGCTGAGGATTTGCCAATTAAATTGCAGCCTGTTGGTGGAGGAGGCACTTCCTTTATTCCAGTTTTTGACTGGGTGGAGAAGCAGGGAATTGATCCGGCTTGTCTGGTCTACTTAACAGACTTGATGGGGTCATTTCCTAAACAAGAACCACTATATCCTGTACTCTGGGCGGCAACAACGAAGCAGGAAGCCCCCTTTGGGGAAACCATTTTTATCAACGAATGAGAGGAAACCATGAAATATCTGATCGTTGCTGTACTATTTATCATCTCTGGCTGTGCCACCACTGCATATCAACCATTGGTGGATCGTGCTGGACCCAATTATGCCCAAGACTTGCTTGACTGCCAGCAATACGCGCAAAAGGTTGCTGGGCCTGGAACTGGGGCTATTGCTGGTGCTGTAGCGGGTGCTGTAGCCGGTGCGTTGCTGGCCCGCTTGATAGGCCGGGATGTGGCCCGTGGGCCTGCGGCCAGGGTAGGAGCAGCAACTGGGGCGGCACAAGGCGGTATGCAAGGTATAAGCAATGAACGTGAAGTAGTGCAAAAATGCCTGCGTGGCCGTGGTTATAGTGTATTGCATTAGGAGATAACATGACATCAGAAGAGCATAAAGAACGCCATGTAATACTCCATCAAATGCTGGATGAATTGGTGGCCGACTTCATTAGACACACAGAAAAACGGCCGAGCAAAACCAGTTTGTTTGAATTTATGCAGTGGTCGAACCAGCAAACAATAAATCCCACGGAGTATAGCTGGTATTGCCCTTTGTGTGGTCAACAAAACATTGATGGCAAACCCTGTGGTTGTGGAGCAAGGCGATGAAGCTGAAACTAAAAAGCAAACCCCGACTGAACTTCAAAAGTAAAAATGAAGAAGGCACAATTAAACCTTTTGGGGAAAAAGTAACCTTCAACGCTGTAGTCAATCACCAAGGAGGACAAACCCTGATCCCTATAACGGGTTGTCTGGTACATAGCAAGCGGATTAAGAATGTCCGTTTTGTGATTCATCGGTATTTCCACCTTAACAAAGATCGTAGTGTTGTGTTTGATACTCGCTGGGCGGTCAGTGAACTGACTTCGGGACATTCCATCTGGTATCCTGGAATAGTAGCACACGCTCTCCAAAGTCTTATGCACCCGCTGTCACGAGAAGATGTAGTAAATATTGCTGAGGACAGGTGCCTGGAATTTGGGGAGGAGGTGTTCTGGCGGGAAATGCGCAATGCAGCCCAGGAAAAAGCACTGTTGGAACTAGGGACGCCAGAAAAACCGAAGCTGCATTTCAAACCCAGGTTCAAAGCCAAGCGGAAGTTCGGACTCAATTTGAAACGGAGGTAGTATGGTAGTTAAAGATAAAGAAAAGGAAACATCTTGTACAGAAAGGGTGCATTTCCGATTGTTTCTAATGCCCTGCTGTGCACATTTGTTTTGTGGTGTTAACCACCGCATTCCTAACTTCTGTCCTGAATGTGGAGAACGGGTATTTGCCCGGATCAAGGCTGACCCTTCTTGTATTCAAATCTCGGATACGGAAGCGACATTGAAGTACAAATCAAGGTGAAACCATGCTTACAAATGAAAGCATTGAAAAGATTCTGGATGACATTCCTATTGATGGCAGTCAACCCCTGTCAGAAGATATTGCACTAATACTGGAGACGATTGCCACCCACCTTAACAGGCATCATTATGAACCGGACGTAGCGGCTGGCTTGCGAAAGCTTGCATCTGATTTTCATCACTACGAAAATGAAACCAATTGAGTGCAAATACATTTTCAAGTATAATATGACAACTTTTGAAAAGGATTCCAGATGAAGAACAAAACACCACAGGGCAGGCCGGAGGGCATCCCCAACCCCGATGGCCCGGAACGTATCCGGCGCAAGAAAACCGTGATTTGGGACACCGTGCTGAAACGTGCTATTGGTGGTGATGCAGGTAATGCCCGAATTGCACTTGAGGCCATTGGAGAGATTCCACATGGGACGACGGAGATCATTGTTGTCACCACGGAAGGGGAAACTGTTGACCTGCAAAATCTTCCACTTAAACTCAAAGACAAGATCAAGGCGTTCCATAGTAAGGTAGCTGTTGCAGTGTAGGGGGAGTGATGCGAATTGTTGAAACGGATAATTTTGGTGGAGATTACCCAGACGAAAGTTTTGTGAATCTGCCACAGATGACGGCGCAACACGCGATAGAGGTAGCAGATGCTATCAATCTTGGTTTCCACGAAGGTTCACTACGTTATTGGAAAGTTGTTTCTGATAATTACAAGCTTCGCCCTGGATTCGCACCATGAGTGAAATAACTGATCTGGTATCAAAAGCAGCAAAGCTGGATACCACAAATCTTGAATCCCTGATTAAGCACCTTCAGGCTTTGCAGGGAACAGGAGAAGTTGTAACCACAAGAAGCACACATCAAGCCGAGGAACTGTATCAATGCCTGGAACGTGCGGCAATGTCGCAGCGACGGACTAAGCTACAGCATATATCCGTACTGAAAAAGTCTCCACGTTGGGCAGCCTTTACCCGAGTCGCGGCGGATGTGGATGCTTTTGTCTCTGATCTGGAAAAGGATCGGGTCAAGAAACTAGCGGCAACCCAATACTGCTGCGACCTCCTAATTAACCATCTAATTAAAAATGGGATGCGGTTGGAAATCCCTGGTATCATTTGGGGACTGGACAATCTGACGGATATCATTGACCAGCACTTCCCTGGATACTTGGCTTCTGGATTGATGGGGAAGGTGCTGGAAACACTCTATAGTAGAGGTAAAAGCAAACTTCGCTTTTCCCGTAAGTCATAAAACCAACAATAAAGGTGGGAGATGGATAAGCCGACATCGGCACTGCAAGAAAACCTACTCGTATTACTCTGCTACAGTGATAAATCCTTTCACCTAATTCGCAATGCCATAGAACCAAACCTTTTCACTACGGCAGTCTACCGGGATATCGTTTCCCGCGTTTTTGATTTCATTGATCAGTATAAAGTCCCTCCTAAAGATCATCTGCCTGATCTGATTGAGGAGGAACTGGCGGGAAAGTCGGGAGAGCTATATCAAAATGTACTTGATGGTGTATTCAGAGTAAAAGATTCTCTAAAAGAGGAGTACATTCTTACCCAGCTTGACCGTTTCGTACATCTACAGCAATTGAAGCTTGGTGTTATCAAAGCTGGGGAATTACTGCAACAGGGTGATCCTGAAAAAGCAGAGATCGAACTTAATAAATACCAAAAGAAGCGTCTGACATTATTCCATCCTGGAACTACCCTTAGCAAAGTTTTAGGCAAACTGGCTCGTGGGGAGGTTCTACGAGAACCACTTATCCTGGGAATCCCTGAACTAGACCGGGCCAAAGCTGGCCCAGCTAGGAAAGAGGTTCATCTGCTAATTGGAGTGAAAAAAGTTGGTAAGACTTGGTGGCTACTTCACCTTGCTAAACGGGCCTTAATGGCCGATTGGAAAGTATGTGCTATTACTCTTGAAGTTAGGGAAGACCTCTATGCTGTAAGAATGATTCAAAGCCTTTGCTCAGTATCTTTAGAAGCAGGGAAAAAGGCAGCGATTACTCGGTTTGAGAAGGATGATCTTGGCCGTGTAGCTGACTTCAAGAAGGAATGGCTCATGCGGCCTTCCCTTGATACAACAGCAGGCCGAAAAAGTGTTGCGAATACAGTAGCTCGATTAGACAAGAATTTCCGAGTACGTGAATTTCCTAGTGGTGCCTTATCTGTAGCTGCTCTTGAAGCGTACCTAGACGCTCTGGAGCAGTCAGAGAATTTTATTCCTGACCTTTTAATCATTGATCACCCATTGTTGATGAAAATCCCCCAGGAAAATTACCGTGTTGCCATAGGTGCTTTATACCGTGATCTGCGTGGTATCGGTGGTGAGCGCAATATGGCAATTGCAGTAGTACATCATAGCAATAGGGAAGGAGCCAAAGCAGGCACAGTTCAGGATACCAATATATCGGAAGATTGGAGCGTGTTGGGAACCATTGACATCGCCTTATCCTATAGCCAGACTCCTGCCGAGTATCAACTTGGACTAGCGCGAATGTATGTATCTGCGAATCGGGTAGGGCCAATGCATTTTGGTGTGATGATCTCACAGAATTACCATATTGGCCAATTCTGTCTGGACTCTGCTTCTATGGCCAACGATTACTGGGACGCAGTGAAAACCATGGGCAGCAAACCACTAACTGAGGAGAATGGAGAATGACCCCGCTTGTTGAAGGTATCATCAAATTCCGCGCTAGTTTGGAATACAGACTTCGGGCACTGCATATTCCAATTCCGCCCAAAGAGCCATGGGACGATGATGTAACATACAATAACACCTTGCTAGAACTTCTCGAAGAAGCAAAACAATAATTGAGGAAACAGAATGAAAATGCTAGCTATCCGCGAATTCCGGGGAAAGTATCGTTTTCTCTCAAACTTCTGGCCCACAAAGGTTAAACTTGATGGGAAAACCTACAAAACAGTTGAACATGCCTACCAAGCAGCTAAATCTCTTAACCCAATTTACCGCAAGATGATTCACTGTGCGTCAACTCCTGCTATGGCAAAGCAACGGGGGTGTGAACCTGATGCTTGGTGGCAGCCAAACAAAGAAAAAGTTATGCTTATCTTGCTTCGACAAAAATTTGGTATCCTTAAACTACGGGAGAAGTTGATAGCAACTTACCCAGCAAAATTGATTGAAGGAAATACTTGGGATATCTATTGGGGAGTTTATCGAGGAAAGGGGCAGAACCGCTTGGGGATTTTGTTGATGCAGGTCAGGAAGGAATTGATGTGAGACCTCCCTGGTTTGGTAGAAAGCGAGGACACAAGAATCCAAGCGCGTTCCAGCGGACTAAGATTGCCCGAAGCGCAGTAGAAGCTTTTCTTGCACGTCCACATGACTCCTTTGCGTGGATCAAGGACAGTTCTCTAAAAGACCTGAAGGAATATGTCTTTGAGCAATGGAATGCTTTTCATACAGCCCCACGGCAGGTACAGTTAGCCTGCTTTGCCCTGGGGATGGACCTGAAAGAATTTCTGTTCAATCTGGACTGCGGAGTAGGAAAAAGCTGGTTGTTCCTTAACTTGATTCGCTACCACCGTTTCCACAACAAGGCGCAGCGTTTCCTGATACTGGTACCAAACCGAGTGAATATTCAAGCTTGGGAGGACCAAATTGCTGCTCATGCCCCCGACCTTTCCTATCAAGCCTTGATTGGGACCAGGGAGCAGCGGCATCAAATGATCAATGACCGCGCTGGTATATGCCTTTTGAACTATGCAGGACTGCAATCCTACATGACGGAAACCGGCACGGTCAAAGTAAAACGGAGAGGGAAAGAGGTAGAGCAGCGGAAACGAATAGTCAATTATACTGCTGCTGACGATTTTGCTGATCTCTGGGATGGGATCATCCTGGATGAAATACACAATATAGGTGTCAAAGACTCCCTTGTGTACCGGCTCTGTAAGCGTCTTAGCCGCCATTCCACGATTCGCTATGGTGGTACAGGAACACTGTTTGGTAATAACCCCGAGATGATGTGGACACAATTTGACCTCATTGATCATGGCTACACTCTTGGGGAAACATTAGGTCTGTACCGTGCTGCATTCTTTGAGGAAAAGCAGGACTTCTGGAAAGGCATTAAGTATGACTTTGACAAGACAAAGGCTAGCCTGCTGCACCAATTCATTCAACACAGATCAATCTACTATCCAGCATCGGCTTGTGGCGATCTCCCGCAAGTTTCCAGGATCAAGGAACGCCTGACCTGGAGTGACGATCAATTGCTGTATTATGACCGGGTACGTGCTGAGTGCAAAGCGCGTGGCAGCATCATGCTGAACCCTAACACCTATATCACCATGAGACAGATTGCTTCTGGCTTTGTTGGGTATTCCACGGATGATGGCAAGGCCAAGCTGCAATTCGAGGACAATCCAAAACTGGAACGGCTGCTACAGGTTATTAATGAAATGCCGCTGGATTCAAAGGTAGTGGTATACCATGAATACATCTTTACCGGGCAGATAATTCGGGACGCCTTGAAAAAGAACAAGATCAGGTGTGCCGAAATGTGGGGTGGCGTGAAGGACACGGCGGCACAGTATCGCACCTTTACTCGTGATCCTGGGTGCAGAGTGCTGGTAGCAAATTACAAGAGCGGCGGCACTGGTGCTAATTACCATGATGCTGCTAATTATGTGTACTATTTTGAGTCACCACCTGACCCAATCAATCGGAAGCAATCCAATGACCGGGTGGATCGGCTGGGGCAGAAGAAAAAGGTTTTCGTCTATGATCCCATCATGCCCGGAGGGATTGATGAAAAGATTTTGGAATACCTTGATGCTGGAAAAGACCTACAGAAAGCAGTCAATCTTGGAAAGGTCCAATTATGAATGCCAAAATTTTATGGGAAGCTGCGGCTGAACTAAGAGCAGAAGCTAATATCTGCTTCAAACTTGCTGATGCTATTGATGCCATATTGAAAGAGTACCAAGCCGACCTAAATAAAACTATTGTAGATGAAACCATTTCGGGTCGGACTAAAGTTTTTGACGAAGAAAAGGACTTACCGAAGGCTAGCAATCTTGAAGGTTAAATTGTAGTAGGCCATGCATGCCTGAATCCCCTTGAGGTTAAGACATGCAAGGGTATCGTCCGTGGACACCTAAATTCCCGTAAGGGTGAGGTATGCAAAAATCCTCTTAATAACTCTATGTGCGGAGCGTAGCACACAAACCGGCGAGTGGGTGGAAAGCCCACACTATTGGAGTAAAGTCTAATGAGATTTGACTGGGCTAGGTTTGTAAAAGAACGCGCCATTCCTTATGTAACCCAAGGACCAAACACGGCAAGAAATAATTGGAGTATAAAATGCCCGTGGTGTGGAACAGCAGATAATAGCCAACATATGGGACTGTCTCTAAATGTGAATGACCCCACCTTTGGCTGCTGGAGAAACCAGAAACATCGTGGGCGTGATCCAGCATTTCTGATTGCCAAACTGCTGGTAATTACACCAGCACAGGCAGAACGAATTGTAACGGCCCAAGGGCAGAACCCAGATGACTTTGAAAGCACTTTAGCCTCTTTGCAGGCACCCCCTGCCCAGGAAGTGAGACAGCCAAAAAGAACGTTGCTATACCCAAAGGAATTCCGTGAGTTTAGGTTCCCGCAGACTTTCAATACCCAAAACTATTTCACGGATTACCTTTATAGCCGTGGTTTTCCAAACATGAAAGAGGTAATACAGCATTTCAAACTGCGCTGGGCTATTACAGGAGAGTATAAACACAGAATAATAATACCTGTAATAGAGGAAGGTACCCTATGTACTTGGACAGCACGTGCGATCAATAAAACAGCTAATGTCAGGTACAGGTCGCTTGAGGCAGATCGGTCCATAATCAATATCAAGGACAGCTTGCTGTATGTTCCATGGCGACCCGCCAAGAGACTGATCATCACGGAAGGCCCGTTTGATGCTATCAAGCTTGAAACTTATGGGGTGGGCGTAAATGCGACATGCATTTTTGGTCTGACCATGTCGGAACAACAAATGGTGAAATTGTCAAGGTTAGCTCAAAATTATTTGCAGGTGGTTGTAATGCTGGACTCGACAGCCCGAGCAGAAGGTGATAGAATGGTTTCTCAATTGATTGAACTCACAGGGAAGAGGATCATTCATGCACGGCTACCGGCTGGGGTCAGTGACCCCGGCATTCTTTCTGCACGTCAGGTCCAGGAAGTTACGGCTAAATTGGGAGGGTAAATGACGGCAGCAACAGTAATTGACTGGGTTCAGAAAGGGACGCATGGTACCCTGCTTGGTAATTATGATGTCTCGGAAATATTTGGTGAGGGCGCTTTTGCCGAGGTGTACTGGATTTTCAACGATGAATTCGTTGGAGTGATATACCCCGATAAGGCACGGATGGCGTCCTGCCTAATTCACAAAATGGATAGAGATATACAGCATCGTTTCAACGAAATGGTTAAAACCATAAAACCACCTGTTGGAAAATTACGATTCAAAGCAAAGCAAGGACCAGAACAGAGTAGCCCTGGTGGTAAGCCGAGGCTGCACCTGAAATCCCGGCTTTCGTCGCAGCCAAAGCCAGGAATAGTAAAACCCCGGCTGCATTTGAAACCTAAGCTGAAGAGGTAATCACATGGCACTGAAGAGCAAAGCGAAAAAGGCCACCAAACCCAACGCAATCGAAGTCGAATTGCTGAAGGTTCTGAAGCAGAAAGCGCAGGGGGCGAAAGAAAGCCGTCAGGAATACCTGACGCGACTTGCCGAAAAGGTGGATGGCGATCTCGACGAGAAAGCCTTTGCCAAGCTGTCACAAGAAACCCAGGAGTGGTGGGATGAGGTGGTGAAAGCCTCCGACAAAGGGGCGAAAGAAATGCCTGATTTCGGTGAAGAACCCACTGAAGAAGAAGCCCCGGCCAAGAAAGGTTTCGGCAAGAAAGGCAAGGAAGAGAAAGAAGAAAAAGAGGAAAAGAAACCGGCGAAGGAAAAAGCTGCCAAAAGTTCCGGCAAAGGCAAGAAAGAATGGGATGGAACCAAAGACAAGCTTGGGTATCGCAGCTTGTCGGAGGCAATCACCCACATCACCTGCACCCCCAAGAACCTGGATATCTCATTCGATGACTTGAAAGAGAAAATCAAGGAACGCGGCTTTGGTGGTGGCAACGACAGCTACATCTATGGGCGCTTCATCTACGTGAAGGGCACCATTGCCATGCTGAAGGAACTGGGTAAGCTGTAAGCGGTAGCTAGCTACGGCCATAGCTGGTTGTGTGAAAGTGGGGACCAAGCATCTTTTGGTCCCCACTTCTTTTCTCTAGGAGAATGGCATGGGGAAAGGCAAATGCAAATGCTGGCGAGGGTATATCGCAATGGTGGAGGGGGAAGATCAAGGGGTTTCATTCCGAACCTTCTATCACCACTTAGATGCAGCACAACAGGCTGCTTTCAAAACTAAAGGTGTTGTGCTAAACCTGAAAACCGGAAAACGATCCCGCTGGATTGGTGATCTGGAAACAGGTTCCTGGCATGATGCATAAGGAATACCAATGAGTGCAAGCAAAATCATGCCAAGTGTTCAGTCAATGCTTGACCATGAAGGTATTTATATTATCGGGGTCTACGAAGAGCCTGATCTAGTTGCCGTTCTGGTGTCTAAAAATGGAAAATATATAGCACGGTGCCGGATCAGGAACTTGCACCAGATCGGTTCTTCGATGGCTTAATCATTTACCATGGTCCATTAAAAGGAATACCATGAAAGTCAATTCTTCGGAACTGAAAATCCTGCTAGAACTGCTAGCTCCCTGCCTGGCATCCAGCAACTTCCTGCCAATACTTAGCATGGTCTGCTTTGACACGAAAGGCGTGTATGCCTTCAACGATCTTGTTGGCACAGACTTCCCATGGGAACACGGTCTACCTCCTGTGGCTGTCGATGGCAAAGCTCTATTAAGCTTTCTGTCCAAATTGAAAGATCAGGAACTAACACTTGACAGTACCACTTCCGGCAAATTGAAAATTACCGGAAAAGGTATAGAAGCTTCCCTCCCCACCATGGGGCCGGATGATTTCATCTTCAAGCGCCCTGCTGCCAAAGGGCTTGCAGCAACCATATCTGGTGTTAATGTCCTACAGCGTTTGGCGGAAGCCATTGATGTAGCAGCAACCTCCTCGGTATCTTCGGTGTATAAGAACGTAACCCTTGGTACACAGAAGGGAAGTAGCCTGTTTGCTTACGCTACGGATGGCCCCGCTTTAACCCATGCCAGAATTGGTTCCTTGAATGAAAAATTGGATCAGGAGCGCACCTGGATTGTGCCAAAATTGGCTATGGAACAAATTATTGCGGCAGGGAAAGCAGGGAACGATCCTATTGCAATAAACCTTTCCCTTGCGGATGACGCTTTGGTTATGGACAATAAGGACACTGTGGTATATAGCAAGATACTACAGGGAAATGCACCTGATTTTGTCAAGGCTGTATCGGAAACGCCCGTTTGTACCATAGCAGATTGGGCCAAGGATGATCTGCTTACTGCCTTGGAAACAGCGGAGGTAATCTGTGACTCCTTTCTTAGCACCTGTCATGTTGGCATTGAAAAACAGACTGTAACCATACATGCCAGGGATGGCAAAGGGGAATTCAAAACGACCATAAAAGTACCTGTTGATCCGCCTGACACCAACTTTCAGTTCTCCATCAATCCTGCTCAGGTTATCCGAGCATTCAAATTCAAGGAAATTGCTGGCCCACTTGAGATTACTAATAGGTACCTTGCCTTTGGCACGAAGGCTGAATTTTTGTATGCGGTAACCTTCAGCCGCAAAACCTGATGCCACTTAAATTCAAAAAGGTACCGTGGAAACGAAAAGAGGTAATTGGGGATGCTGTCCTGTATCTGGGGGATTGCCTCGAAATACTGCCGACGCTGCCGAAGGTGGATGCGGTGATTACTGACCCCAAATATGGCATTGGATTTAAGTATGAAAACGACACTGATACTTTGGAGGATTGGTGTGTATTGATGAATGCTGCCGTACCACTTTGCAAAGCCATTGCACCCTTCGTGATTATGCCTAGTTGTGCAATTAAACGCATTGAGTGGTGGTACGCAAATCATAAACCCGAATGGCTTGTGGCTTGGCATAAAGGAAGCCCTGGTCACATGGCCACTATTGGATTTAACGATTGGGAACCTCATGTGTGTTGGGGTAGACCAACACACCCAATGCACGATCATTTTTCTACTCCCTGTGGATTCGAGGAAAACGGCCATCCTTGCCCAAAGCCAATCAGCTATTCAATATGGTTAGTTGAGCGTGGTGCAGTGGTAGGACAGACGGTTTGCGACCCCTTCATGGGCAGTGGCACAACTGGCGTCGCCTGCATGAACCTTGGCCGAAAGTTCATCGGCATTGAAATCGAGCCCAAATACTTTGATATTGCTTGTGAACGCATCAGAAAAGCTGCTGAAGCACCACCTGATTTCTTTTTACAACAGAAACCAAAACCTATAAAACTTTCATTTTGGAAAAAGTAATGTCCTTCTCACAATACACACCCTTTTTCCGGGTGCAGCCGGAAAGCAAGAAACAGCTAAGCCTGCCACTGGAAAGCATCTCTAAACTAGGGTGTAATGCCTGCACCCTGAATAAAATCACACTGATCCACCCAAAAATGGATGCCACAGGTGATACCGACCCCCTGTTCTACTTTTTTGCGGAAGCACCAGGTTCCACTGAAGATGAACTTGGGGAACAGCTTATTGGTGAGTCTGGACAGATGATTCGTACTCGAATACCCTCAAAATGGAAAAAAAGAATACGTTGGAATAACACCGCAAACTGCCGTCCTCCATTGAATCGTGATCCCTCTCCACTGGAACTGGCCTGTTGCCGTCCCCGAATGGAAAAGGATATCATGGAGGCGAAGCCCGCCGTCGTTGTTGGCTTTGGCCGTTTCGCGCTGCAATGGGTGACTGGTGAAACCACCATGCACTTGTGGCGTGGCCGCAGGCTGGTACAACAACTGCATGGACACCCTTTCTGGTTCTATCCTATTACTCACCCATCAGCTATCCTCCATTCTGGAGGATACCACACCAACAATCTTGATCTGCCGGTATTTGCCAATGATTTAAAACGAGTATTCCAAGAAGTGGAAGAATTGGATGACCCTGTAGTAATAACACCTGAACAGATGCAGAAAAACATTCGCTGTCTTAGTGGTAATGCAAAAGACTGGCCCGATATAATCAAGGATTTCTGCCGCAAGAACAAGAAAGGCATTGGCTATGATATCGAGACCAACAACTTGCGCCCTTACCCGAATGAAGCGGCGATCCTGTCTGTTGCGTTGGCCACGACTGATAATGGTATTACCTTCCCAATTGCACACCCGGAGGCACGCCTTAAACCTGAAACACAGATGGCATTGCTTGCGGCAGTCCGGGATGAATTACCAGGGATAGACTGGGTTGCTGCACACAATGCAGCCTTTGAACAGGAATGGGGTCTGAAATTCCTTGGCATGGAATCCACCAAGGCAACGAAATGGAAAGATACCCAGGCGCAGGCGTTCACTTTGGATGAACGGCAAAAGATGCATAGCCTTGATACCATTTCTTTTATCCACTTGGGCTTGCGAATAAAGGAATTGCATGATGTGGATGTGGAGCATCTTGACCAAGAACCTCTAGTTAAAGTATTACCATATAATGCTGGTGATAGCCGCGCCTGTGCTTTTCTTTACCCCATTCTTGCCGCAGAAATTGAACATCAAGGAATGGTTGGTATTAGTGATATGCATCAGCGACGATCTCTGACTATGGCAAGACTGAAGTATCGTGGAGTGGTTCCAGACATTGTTGAAGCCAAGCGTCTGGATAAAGAGGTAGAGAATAAGGTCAACCTGGTTTTGAATGATATTGCTGAACACACAAAAGGGCATATCCGCAGACATGGCAGGTTCAATCCCAACACGGCAGCGGATGTAAAGCGATGGTTCCTTGAGGAAATGCACCAAGACCTGCCAAGTACCGGCGAGGAATATTTATCACTGTCACCACACCCATTCGCTCAAGCTGTTCTTGATTACCGGACACTGACAAAGCTTCGTAGCACCTATCTAGCCAAAATCATTAGTGGTGAGCATATCTGGCCGGATGGACGCTTGCATAGCCTTTACTCACAACTTCGTGCCCGTAGTGGCCGTCTAGCTTCCAGCGAACCAAACCTGCAAAATATACCAAAGAGAGGCCACAAGGAGATTCGGGGCGTAATAGGCGTCCCAAAAGGGTGTGTCCTGGCGTCATTTGACTATGGACAGATTGAAGCACGTGTTATTGCCATGGCTAGTAAGGATAAGTTCCTATGCAAAGCCTTGTGGGATGGGTATGATATTCACGCACACTGGACGGAACGCTTGGCCAAGGCGGATAAGAGGTGGGGGAAAGGTGCTGGCGATAAAAAGGTTTTCAAGCTATTGCGGGATCATGTCAAGAATGAATGGACCTTCCCTGCATTCTTTGGAGCGCAACTTGGTGCAGTTGCCAGTTATCTTGGCATTGATGATCGGACCCTGGAACCTCTATACATAGAATTTTGGGAACAGTTTGCTGGTGTAAAGCAGTGGCAGGAAAAAGTCTTATCATTTTACAACACCAACCTTTATGTAGAGATGCTGACTGGCAGGCGGCGGCATGGTCCATTGACTGCAAACCAGTTATTTAATACCCCCATTCAAGGACCGGCGTCTGATATTGTGGTGGATGCCATGGAACGGTTGGACGATCTGTCAGATGAGCATGAGAAGCCTTGGTTAGCCCCAGTTATGAATGTGCATGATGACTTGGACTTTTATCTGCCGGAAGAAACCAGTAAGCTTGAGGATGCCTGCGAACTAATAGGAAAAACTATGTGTATGACACCGTTTGACTTCGTTAATGTACCAATAACGGTGGAACTGGCAATTAGCGACAAATCCTTTGCTAAGGTAGAGGCCATTCATACCTTCAAATCAACAGATTATGCCACTTAAATTCAAAAAGGTACCGTGGAAACGGAAAGAGGTAATTGGTGATGCTACGCTGTACTTGGGTGATTGTCTGGAAATATTACCGACGCTGCCGAAGGTGGACGCTCTCATTACCGACCCGCCGTATGGAATTGGACGCGACGGTCAGGCGCGCAGCACGGGCGGGCACGGTGGGCACAAGGAATACGAATTCATGGGATGGGATGCCGTGCGCCCAAGTGCCGATTGTTTCCGTCTAATGCTATCTGCCGCTGATTATTATATTGTGTGGGGAGGGCAATACTTCGCGGATTTGCTTCCCGTCCATTCGCAATGGTTGGTATGGGATAAAGGACAGCGTATTAATCAATCCGACGGTGAACTGGCGTGGACTTCCCGCGATGGTGCTTTGCGAATCTATACACAAAACCGCGTTGCACTGATGCAGGATGGCGCGGAGCATCCAACGCAAAAGCCGATTGTGCTAATGCAGTGGTGTCTCGGTTTCGTTGAGTCCGAAAATATTCTCGACCCCTTCATGGGTAGTGGCACAACTGGTGTAGCCTGCATAAGCCTCGGCAGGAAATTCATTGGTATTGAAATAGAACCCAAATATTTCGACATCGCCTGTGAGCGCATCAGAAAAGCTGCTATGGCACCCCCTGATTTCTTTTTACAACAGAAACCAAAACCCACAAAACTTTCTTTTTGGAAAAATGGTGAAACTAAACCTAAAAAATAAAAAGTATAGTGTAATCTATGCTGATCCACCCTGGTTCTACTCTTACGATCATCATCGAGGGTATCCATTGCTGAAAACAGAACAGCTTGCCAAACTGTCTGTTCCAAGCATCACGGCACCTGATGCTACTTTATTCCTGTGGGCAACCTTTCCCTGTCTGCCGGATGCTTTCGTGGTCATGAAAGCCTGGGGATTTTTCTATAAAACCATAGGATTTGTCTGGATAAAAACCAACAAACGGCAGGATTTGAACCACCCAAACTTCTTCCAAACCCCGTTAGATGTGGCCACCAATATCGGGAATTACACAGTGCCTAATGCAGAGATTTGCCTACTTGGGATCAAGGGCAAACCTGTGCATGAATATGGTATAGAAAGTGTAGTGTTTGCCCCTCGATTATGGCACAGCAAAAAGCCGGATGAAATCAGGAATCGAATTGCGAAATATTGCAGGGGTGCTCCCAAAATTGAACTCTTCGCCAGAGATAAGTTACCTGGTTGGGATTCCTGGGGTAACCAAACGAAATCCGATGTGGAACTGAGGTTCAAAACATGAGACTGGTCATTCTTGAAAGTCCCTATTCTGGTACGCCACGTCAAATTTCCAGGAATATTGCCTATGCTCGGGCCTGCATAGTAGATTCCCTGATGCGTGGGGAAGCCCCCATTGCTAGCTACTTGCTTTATACTCAAACCTGGAATTTTGAAAGACAAGAAGCCCTCACAAAGAGCACTGGGAATTGCTGCTGGCCATGCCTGGATGAAATCCCTGGTGCATACAAGGATATTGATGCTGTAATGGCGCAGCAGTCCGATTTAGTTGCGGTAGTGCATACACTCAAACAAGTTCTCTGTGTTAAAGGTGCTTAAATGAAATTGAAATTGGCAACTAAAGAGCCTGTCATAGCAACCGGCCCACTGCATACAAGGCTGCGCCCTAGCACACTAGACAAGATACTAGGGCAAGAGGCCGTGGTGAAGGCCCTGAAGCGCCTGGAGGGCAAGGAAACGCCGCCAGCATTCCTGTTCATCGGCCCGCCAGGAGTAGGTAAAACCACATTGGCACGGATCATTTTCAAGGGCTTCGATCTCATTGAAGTGGACGGTGCTACCCAAACTGGCATTGATGCCATGCGGGAATTGGTTACTGTAGTACAGAACCCATCCTGGGATTCAAATACTAAGCAGCGTGGTGTCATTGTAGATGAGGCGCACGGCCTGTCAAAAGCCACATGGACAAGTCTACTCAAAATAATTGAAGAACCACCAGCGCATTTACACTGGGCCTTCTGCACTACAGAACCTGCTAAAGTCCCGGAAACGATCAAGACCCGCTGTATGTCTTTCACACTTAAGGAGGTACCCTGGGATATTATTGCGGAGTATCTACGCAAAGTGGCTGCACAAGAAAGGTTGGAGATACAGGAAGACCTACTTGGCTTGGTAGCAAGACGCGCTAATGGCAGCGTCAGGCAGGCACTGATCTATCTTAGCTTGCTTGATGGTGTAGATTCCAAAGATGAAGCCTCATCTTTGATTCAGGCAGCGGAAGAAAAGAAGGGTGTCATTGACCTGGTTCGTTACCTGGCCTTCGACCGCAACCCACAATGGAGTGAAGCACAGAAAATGCTGGCACAAATGAAGGTGGATGATGTAGAACCAGAAAGTGCTAGGATTGTCATCGCCAACTATCTCGCTGTGGCATTACTTGATCCAAAGACCCAACCGAAGACCAAACGACTACTGGAAGTGCTGGATGCCTTTTCTCACACTTTTAACCAGTCGGAGCAATTTGCCCCGCTGATTTTAGCTGTAGCATCAATCGTTTCCTGACATTTCAGGTAACTTTCGACGACGAGGAGATTCTGCTATCATGTTGAACTTCAAAAATAAAATCCGAGCCACCCCGACTACCGCAATGGAAAGTACCGACAAGAAATACCAGGAATTCAGGGAGCGTTTGAAAATCGACCGCGACTCCCTGGATGAGGAGGTATCTCAACAACCATTCCTGCTAATGCAAGTGTCAGAATGGTATAGTGGGATGGTGTCAAGACGAGACAAGCTAAAGGAAGAAACGGAACTGCTTGCGTCCAAACTTTCAATGAAAATCCGTGAGCAGAAAAGTAAAAGTGATGGGAGGGTCACTGACAAGGAAGTAGTCAATAGGGTTGACCTCCTGCCCGAGTATCGCCAGGCTGTTACCAAGTATCATGGCGTGTCGGAAGAAACGGCGAAGTGGTTCTACTTGCGAGAGGCTTTTATAAGCAAAGGCTATATGCTGAGAGAAATGTGTAACCTTTTTGGCTCGCAGTACTGGTCAAAATCTGCTGTTACCAGTGGCAATGCCGGAGATTCTGTGGTTTCCCACGTTCGCCGTGAAACCATGCGTGGAGCACGTCCCAAAACTTTGTAGAAAGGCGCTGCTTGACGGCCTGAACAGTTGAGCACATTTGAAAGGATTGACACAATGGCACTCTTGAAGAAAAAAGCACCTGAGAAAAGGTTTCAGTATAAACCCCTGACTACCGAATTTATGGAGACCAGAAAGAATCAGCGTGGTGGGGATTCTGATGGGTTCGTCTCGCCTACTGTAAAAGTGTTCTCGCCTGCTGATGGTGACAATACCGTTCGCATCCTTCCGGCCTTTGGTATTGATAGTTCCTATGGGTATGAAATCTTTGCTCATTATGGCATTGGGTCGGATAACTCCGCCTACCTCTGCCTCAAAGCAATGAAGGATGAACCTGATCCGGTTTGCGAAGAAAAAGAACGGGCCATGAAAGCAGGAGATGATGAATACGCCAAGGCGCTGCGTTCCAACAAGCGTATTGCAGTATATGTAATCGACCGTGCTAAAGAGGGTGATGGGCCGAAACTTTGGTTCATGCCCTACACATTGGAACGGGAAATGGCGGCTCAGGCTATGGATAAGAAGTCCGGCAAGGTCATTCAGTTCATTGATCCCGATGAGGGCTATGATTTCAACTTCACCAAGCAGGGCAAGCAACTAACCACCAAGTACATCGGTGCTGCTTTTGACCGTGAACCCTCACCATTGTCTGATGATTCAGACACTGCTGCGGCATGGTTATCCTTCGTAGAAGATAACCCCATTCCGGGGCAACTGGTCTACCATGACTACGACCACATTGCGAAGCAATTCTCGGGGGCTGCCAAAGACGCAGCAAGTGAGAGTGGAACCAAGAAAGGGAAATTCTCCAAGAAAGCCGCCGAAGTTGAATCGGGAGTAAAGGTTTCTGTAACATGGCAAGAGGTACAGGAAGCTGATGAAGATGAAATCATCAGGATTGCCAAGAAACATGGCCTTAATGAAATGGAGGAAACCGTTAATACTCTGGAGGAGGCCCAAGCCTATGTATGTGAACACCTTGGACTGACAGAGCCGAAAATTGAAGGAGGCAAGAAACCATTCAAAGCGAAGCTGAAATTGGGTGGAAAGAAAGAGACTGCCGAGGAACCTGTTGAGGAAGAGACTGCGGAAGAGCTTCCCACATGGGATGAAGTACATGCTATGGAAGATGAAGCCCTGGTTGAGTTTGGTAATGCACATGAAGTGGACATGACGCAGGAATTCATCGACCTGGAAGATGCGCAGAACAAAGTCTGCGAAGCACTGGACATTGAGCAGGTTGAGAAGAAACCTTTGAAGCTTGGTGGCAAGCTATCAAAATTAAGGGCAAAAAGCAGCAAGTAAAGCAATGTAGTGCCGTTGGGTAATCTCCATTTGGGGAGGGTAGGTGCCACGCCCACACCTACCCTCCCCGCCTTTTCTAAAGGGATTGTATGAAATTCGAGTCTAAACGCCCAAAGCTGAACTTAAAAACCAAGAAGCAGGAGGACTCTGATGATGGTGGCTCTTACTTTATTTCCAACCGCGATGTGGAATTCCTGTCAAGTGGCTGTACTACTCTTGACTGTGTTTTAGGTGGTGGATGGGCATTTGGTAGAATCAATAATATCGTCGGGGACAGGTCCACGGGCAAAACGTTGGTTTCTATTGAAGCTTGCTGCAATTTAGTTAACCTCTTCCCTTCTAGGGGTGTCATTCGCTTTGTAGAGCCAGAAGCCGCTTTTGATACCAGCTATGCTGCTGCTTTAGGTCTTCCTGTGGAAAGGATTTCTTTCAGCAGCCCTCAAGAAATAAATACCGTGGAAGACCTTGCTACTGATTTGGATAAATTTATCGACAGCCTGGGTACGGATGAACCTGGGTTATACATTTTAGACTCGTTGGATGCCTTATCCAGCAAGGCAGAGCTAGAACGCAAAATCACGGATGCCAGCTATGGTGATGGCAAAGCCAAAAAAATGTCGGAGATGTTCCGCCGTCTGAACAAACGCATCAAAGGTAAACGAATGATCCTGCAAATAATCTCACAGACCCGAGACAATATTGGGGTCACTTTTGGGGAGAAACATACCCGTAGTGGCGGCAAAGCACTGGACTTTTATGCCAGTCAAATATTATGGTTGTCCCAAACTGGTGTGATAAAGCAAGTCCGCAATAAGGTGGAACGGGTTGTAGGCGTGTCCATTCGAGCCAGATGCAAGAAGAGCAAGGTGGGCCTACCCTACCGGGAATGTGCTTTTGATATCAAGTTTGGCTTTGGTATTGATGACATTGCTGCCAACATTAAATACCTGGCTGCGGTAGGTAAGTTAGGAATGCTTCAAGCAGGACTTGGTCCTGATGCGGTTAACCGCTTTATCGCGGTGATAGAGGGACAAAATCCTGATGCTATTAAGGTTTGGCAGCATAAAATAAATACCACAGTAAAGCAAGCCTGGGGCATTGTAGAACAAAGCTTCCTACCCACCAGAAAGAAATACGGGTGAAACCATGTATTATGCAAAGCGGGAAGCACAATTGTTGCCGTCACAAATTGACATGGAAGTGGTGCAGTAGGTAGCAACCAGTACCCGTCCCTTTGGAGAAGGGAAAACCATTGAGATGTGGATAAGTGAATTACTACCTCAAAATAATGCCTTTCCAACCTATGCCGCACTTCGGAAAGCACACAATGCAGAAGTAGCAAGGAGAAGGAAATGAGTTGTGAAGATCAAGGGTTTACTCTCTTATCTGAAGGCTGTTTCGTTTGTCCACCAATTTTATTGACGGCAAACCTATTCGCCAACAATTTATCAAGAGCAGGAGTCCTGGAAATGCTGCGTTGAAAGATGGTGGTCCACTTTATTGGGTCTGCCCAAAATGTGAGAACTACTATGGTGAGGTGAAATAATGCGCGATGGAGGAGGTAAGCAGAAAGGGGCGGTTTTTGAAAGAGAAATCTGCAAAGACCTATCTTTGTGGATCAGTAAAGGGCAGTACGAGGACGTTTTCTGGAGAAGTTCGATTAGTGGTGGCAGAGCCACGATTCTACAGAAAAAAGGACGTAGGGCAGATGCACAAATGGGGGATATAACTGCCATTCGACCCATTGGAAGAAGGTTACTTAACCATTTTGTGGTTGAAGCCAAATTTTACCGAGATTTGATGATGTGGGGGTTACTGAAGGGTGACACCAAAACAGGCATCTGTGCTTTCTGGAATAAATTGAAAACTGATTTATTTCTGGACGGCAGACACCCCATGCTAATAGCACGGCAGAACCAACAATCGCCTTATGTCTTACTGGATGAATTTGGTATTAAATTCTTCAGCTTACGAGCTTCTGCACACTACCCACCACTAGGAGCCCACTTTGTTTGGTTTGACAATTTCATAGCTGAAGCAGCAGTGCCTCCACAAAAACTTAATTTCAGGAGTCAACCATGACCAACCCCGAAGAACTCGACCGGCTGGAGGGGAAGCTCACGGACATTTGTGACACATTTCAGCGATATGATTATATACTTGGTGAAGTAGGCGATGTCATCAAGGAACTCCGCGCAGAGATCGTGCAATTGCGCCTATATGCAGAGCGGTATAGGTGGTGTTTGAGCAATCCAGGAGAAGCCATCCTGTATTTCTCGGAAGCTACCAACCCAGATACGTTTGGGCTTAAGATTGATGCAGAAATAAGTAGGCGTTACTTGAACCACCGAATTGACGATGCCATGAATGCCAACCCCGCGCAGGTCGATGCAACTCAACGAACGGCTATAGACGGAGACGCGGGAAGCATGCCCGAACCTGCGTCGGGGAAGGCACCAGAGGGGAATGAGATGATCCGTGTACGTTTCAAAGTCAACGTAGAAGATTATCGTCCCGTGAATTGGCCAATAAAACACCCATACTGGTGCGGTGGCTTTGGTGACGATTATTCAATTCTCATTTCCTATGCCGACGATGAAAGCTACATCGTGGAAAATTGGCCCGAAGCGACAGACATAGAAAGCCAGGAAGTTGATGGCTACATTTTCACTGACCGCTTCCCAAAACCAGACTGGTTTCATCCAGAGGGGGAATGAGATGAGCGCAAAACCATACGATGAGCGCGGCAGATTTATACCGCTAGCCTGCCCGCGCCTTGAGTGCGGCGGAGGGACGTTGCGCCAGAACGATCCGCACTTTCCGCATTTGTGGGAGTGCGATGGTCTTGCTGACCCAAACGATGATCGCCTCCCGTTAGAAATATGCTGGTTTCATCACTGGAGCGGAAAACCAAAAATAGAACTACTCCCCGAGCCCACGCCGCGCGGGGACGAGGAAGGAGATAGCAATGGTTGATATTTTTCGCCCACTAAGAAATCCGGCCGCTCTTATTTATGACGCATTTCAGAACGAAGCAAAGAACAGAGGTACTAGAATATTTGAACAGTGGAATTCAGCGGAGATAAGCGCGGTATGGCGTGCGGCCCGCGATTGGGCGCAGCAAAACGCCCTACGGATACCGACATTAGAGGAAATCTCGATCGAAGAACGCTGCGCTTCCGGGCACGTGGATTACGGGTCGAAGTGGGCATACGGAGTTGCCCGACTTCTGGAGGACTCGACGCACCGGCGGGACCGGGCGCGGGACTTTAACGAGGAGAAGTGACATGAGCAACAGAGAACTGTTTGAGGCAGTTATTGGCATAATGGTGATGGTCATTATTATATTATCAATAATTGCGGTGCTGCGATGACCGACAACGCTGAACTGATCGCGAGAGCGCGAGGCTATTTGGAAAGCTGGATGCCAGCAGCCGAACCCGCCGGCAGGATTAGGGAACTTATTATTGCCCTCGAAGCCGCCGATCAAGAGCGCAAGGATGCAGTGAGGAGGGATAGGGAACGGTGCTGCGCAACATTGACACGAATGAAGAAATTTGCCGACGAGTCATCAAATAGTTACCATGACGCGCGAGCATTCGAGCGGGCTTATGATGCAATCCGCGCCCTGCCGAATGAGGAGAAGTGACATGAACAGAACATACTTTTGGTGTCATAAATGTGGTGGGACTTTCGATCCGTCATGCACGTACTGCCCACGTTGCGATGCGGTGATCGTTGCTCACACGGAGGAACTGCGAAAGTTCAACGAGCACGCCGCCACCCTCACGGACGCCGGGCCGAGCGAGCGGGAGAAGAAGCTGGTAAATGCAGCGAGAGACCTACTCGAACAAGTAGAATCCCTGAACGGATATGAGCTAACACGAGACATAGACCGATACAAGGCCGAAGCCTGTTGGGAAGACGCACAAGAACGCGCTCATGACGCTCTAGCCGCTTACTCCAAAGCCGACCTTGTCATAGGAATACCACAATATCTTGCAAGACGTGGCATGCGCACAGATGGCACGTTACCGTTGTCAGATGATGATGAACCTGCCGCAGATGGGCAGGCGGAGTCGGCATCATCCCCCGGTGAATGCGGAGAACCGGCAGGGCTGCTGGCGAGAATTGCTGCACAGCAAGCCCGGATTGACGCCTTGATGCTGGAATATTGTCCAGAAGAAATGACGGTAGAGCAAATGACAGAATGGCGGCGGAATCAAAAAGTAGCTGAACCATCAACGCCAGCGGGGCAGATTGAAGGCACGCAAGAGCAGCCCTGTCGCGCGCGGTCAGGCCCGCCAACTTCAAGCTCTGGCCGACCTGCTGTCCCCGTTGGCACTTTATCAACGCCAGCGGACAGAGGCAACTTCGACGGCAGTCTAAATCATGAGCCAGGATTCGTTCCTCTTCATGGTGGCCTGTCGGCGCCGTCCTCTGCTCCCGCTGGCTCCCAAACCCGCTGCGGACGCTGCGGCCACGCAAGTGAACCCTGATACTGAATGGCTGAACTGGCTTGATCAAGAACTCAGAAAACACAACGATATACACTTCCACCGTACCGAGGTATTCACAGTATCCAACCAGTGGGTCACAGCAATAACAGGTATTCGTTCCTTGATTGATACTGCACAAGCACGAGCAAAACGAAGGGACCAAAATGAGCCGAAGGAGTAGAGAGAATACCAGCACTGGCTGACTCTTGGCAGTGTTTATGGAATGGCACTGGTTCAGAACAAAAACATGGCAGAAAAGCTGGCAAAGAGATTTGAGTGCAGTGGCAAAGATATTAAAGGACTGATTCGACTGGTAACAAAGTATAGCAGGCAGCGTGGCACTAAACCAACCTTTGAAACTTTTATCCGTATGGCGGCATTCAAGAATCTGTGAATGCCTAATTTGTGTAGCTCACTTCAAGGAGAAAGACCATGATCAAGCATTTACGAGTAATGGACAGCACCGGGGATACTAAGGTTGTATTTGATGAAGCAGATGCTAAAGCAACTGCGGAAGCAAAAGACCTTTTCAATAAACTTACAAAGGATGGGAGCGCAATATTTGCTGTGAATCGTGCTGAAGGTGCTACTGACAAAAAGATTACACAGTTCAGTGAACTGGAACAGGACAATGTAGTGGTCCGACCTATTGTGGGTGGGTGAGGCAGTGATTCCAACAGATTACTTTGGGAATTTCCGGTCTGAAGATGCTCTTTTCCAAGTATGGCGCAATAATTGCTTGCGGAATGGTCTCTGCTGTAGCCTACAAGTATTATTAAAGGAATTTTCCCCCTGCAGCTATCTTACCCTGTTGGCTTCTTTTGTTGACAGTTATCAACACACCTGGGAAATTACAGCGGAAGAAGTAGTTAATGGTGATGTTGCACACTGGTTATCTATCGTAGAAAGAGACTTGCAGTATTTGGCAGGACACCATCAACGAAGATTCTTACAACTACCCTCATCCTATTCTATAAGATATTCTATGAGGGAAGCTAGGGAAGCTTGGCCCGAACTACCTAATCCTAATGTGGCTGAAATACGAAGCTTTCAAATATCAAGTCAACACCTTCAAACAAACCTTGCAGAAGAGAAAGCGAAAGCTCTTTTCCGTAAAACTGCTGGTGATACTGCCTGGACGTTATTGAACAACAAGAAACCACTTCCAATTACTGGCAGTCTCGGCACGGCATATCTTTTGCACAATCGCAGGACATATTCTGTTAGTAGAGTAAAAGATGGTGCTGAACTCTGTGCCGTCGTCCGTGATGTTCCATTGTGGGATCATTTGCTAGGGTTAAAGCTGATTATTGAGCACAATGAACCAAGCTTTCTAAAAATAGCAAATGTGTCACTTGGAAGGCAGATCAATCCGTACAACCCATACTACAACTACAACCTATCGCAACCGCCCCTGGGTATTTTGAATTATCGTATCACCGTCTAATGAGCACCTGGATAATTTGTTCTGATCTTCACCTCACTTCAGAAGCCGTGGATGAATATCGCTGGGGGGTGTTCCCTTTCCTGACAGAGAAAATCCAGGAGCTAAGTGCTGGTGCAAAAACCTTATTCATACTTGGTGATCTGGCGCAACAGAAGGATTATCTCACAGCAAAACTGGTCAATCGGCTTGTTTGGGCTCTGGTAAATCTTTATCGGTCAACAGGTCTGCATAAAATCATCATCCTGCGAGGAAACCATGATGGTGTTGATGGTAAAGTGGCTTTCTTTGAATTCTTGAACACCTTGGCCTTCATAAAAGTCGTCACTGTGCCGGAAATCACATCACTGGACCTTCGCAGAATTGCCCTGCTGCCACATACCAAGACTCCAAGCGCGGATTGGGCTGCCCTGGACTTTGCCAAATGCAAATATATCTTCATGCACGCTACAGCGCCTGGTGCTATAGCTGAGAGTGGTACTGTATTAGAAGGCGACAAGGAAATAGCTTTTCTAAAAGATGTCAGCTACCAAGCCAGGATACTTTCCGGTGATGTTCACGTACCACAACGCATCGGTAAAATAGAATACATTGGTGCTCCTTATCCAATTCGCTTTGGGGATGATTTTGAAGGAAGGATTCTGGTTCTACAAGGAATGAAGGAACTGGAATGGCACTATCCTACCATCCGCAAAGTCATGGCCCGAATCAGAACAGGAGAAGACCTCAATAAATACCATCTGCGTCCGAAAGACCAGGTCAATGTGATCATCCAATTGAAACCGGAAGAAGGGCATCTATGGATACCCTATAAGGAAGCTGCCTTGGCATGGTTTTCCGCCAGGAAAATTGAAGTAGTGAGTATCGGCCTGGAATACCCAAAACTGAAGTTGCGGTTGAAAGGTCAATCAACAAGTCCTGATCTGGCCGCTTTGAAACACCAACAAAATCCCATGGTTTCTTTGGAGAAGTACTGTCAAAAAGGGCAGGTAGTTGAGGAAACAGCCGAAACAGGCAAGTTCTTATTGAAAAAGGCTACAACCCGACTGCGCTTTAGGCGCTAGGCTGCATTTTTCAGGCCCGCCACGCCATTTTCAGCCCGACCCCTGTGTCCTGGCCGTTCGAGGCCCACAAACGATTCTAGAAGGCCATAATTTGTGAACCTAAACAATATCAAGCTGGAACACTTCCGTAGCTTCCTGAAACCTACAGAATTTGTGCTTCCTGCTGCTGGTTTATATCGCGTCACGGGACGCAATGAAAAGCATCCAGAACTGGAGGCAAATGCTTGCGGTAAAACCACTTTATTTGAAGCGGTGCATTGGTGTCTGTTTGGAAAGCTGTCAACCGGCCTGAAAGCGGGAGCAGTAGCCAATTGGCAATCACCAAGAGGTTGTGCTGTAACTCTTGAAGGGAGCAATGCCTCTGATTCCACTTTCATCCTGTGTCGAAAATGGAGTCCGAACAGTATCAGGTTAAATATCAAGAAAGGCAATGCTACTGCATACACACCTGAAGTAGATCAGGAAACCCTTGAAAAGGAGCTTGGCGTAAATTCTGATACCTTCACTTATGCTTACTTATTCCCACAATTCCGGCCCTCCTTCCTTGACCTTGCTCCAGAACAAAAAATGACACTCATGGTTAATGTGCTGCGCCTGGAAGTTTGGGACCGGGCCAGTAAAGTAGCGGGGGATGAAACAGACCTATTAGGACATAGAATCAGCGAACTAAGTGGTGCTATTGGTGAGACACAAATTACTTCCTTGGACGCTGATTTGAAACGACTCAAGCAACAGGAGTCGATCTGGGAAGGCGATACTGAAGCAACCTTAAAGGGATTGGTAAAGCAGATTGATCAGGCTAGAGTGCAGTTTGCCAAGAAGAAAACGGTTGTAGCTGACTTGGATCAAAAGAATAAAGACCACAAACGAGACTCACACTTATTGGCAGCCAAGCACAAATTAACTGGTGTGGTTTCTAGAGCTATGACAGAAGAGGCACGCAGCAGTATCCATGCAGAAAACATAAGGAGGGTGCTTTCTGACTTAAAAACCATCAAGGAAGGAGAATGTCCAGCCTGTCATCAACAAATAACGGGAGAACACCTTGAAATTGAAATTAAGCGCCTAAAAGTTGACCTTGCAAAAGCTGTGCAAGACCTCAAGAAGAAGGCCGAGGTACTTGCTTCGGCAGAACAGGCACTTGATGTTGTTGAAACCAAAATATTGAAGGAGCAGGAAGTACATGAAAAGACCGCTGCTGGTATTCTGGAAGCCAGGAACGATCTCCATAAGTGCCAAACGGCCTTGGAAGTCCTTGCAGGGGAGTTAAAACATACCAAGGCAACGGTCAACCCCTATACTGAACAAGTCAAGGTCGTTACTACCAATCGTTTCAAAGCACGGCTGCGGCAGGCTGCGTTGAAACAAGAAATGGCTGAGATAAGGGAAAACATCAATAAGACTGGTTTCTGGATTAAAGGCTTCAAAGAGGTGCGGCTGCTGGTGGTGGAAGATATGATCACGCAATTGGAAGCGGAGGTAAACCACACCATACATAATCTTGGCTTAACAGGGTGGCAAATCCTTTTCGACATCGAAAAGGAAACCAAGAGCGGCACAATCCGCCGTGGCTTCACCACTATGGTACTTTCCCCAGATAACAAGGAAGCCGTTCCTTGGGAAGCCTGGAGCGGTGGTGAGTCACAACGATTGCGGTTGGCGGGCATGATGGGTTTTGCCAATGTCGTTCATGCCGCATCAGGACAGTTCCCTAATTTTGAATTTTGGGATGAACCTTCAACATGGTTGTCTGATAAAGGTATCAAGCAGATGCTGGACGCTTTGAATCGAAGAGCACAGCAATACAAGCGAACTATCCTGGTTGCAGACCATCGCGCCCTAGCCTACCCAGGCTTCGCTGGAACAATTACCGTTGTTAAAGATCAACAGGGAAGTAGAATTGAATAATGAGGAGAACGAAATTGAGGAGAACAAAATGAATGACCCAAACCTGACACTTGAAACAAGAACACTAACCTTCGCGGCTTTGCGCACGGCAGCCCTGCGCCGCCTTCCCTTATTCAAGAATCGTCGTGGGGAACCCGCGCATTCCAAACCAGATGGCAGTGATTGGAATATTGCTATGTGGACAAATGCCATGGCAGGCGAAGTCGGGGAGGCGTGCAACCTTGCAAAGAAAATTGAACGTGGTGATTTTGGCCCACCGCATACGGCTAATTATTTGAAAGCTATGCATAAACTTGCTAAGGAACTGGCGGATGTAGTTATTTATGCTGATCTTGCTTGTTTCCGCTGTGATTGGAACCTGGATGATGTTGTCATTGAGAAATTTAATGAAGTATCAGACCGTGTTGGGTGTTCTGTAAAACTGTAAGGAAATACAAATGAACCAAGGTGAAGTAGGAATTCTAAATGTTGGGGCAGGTGATACCAAAATAGTTTTTGATCCAAAAAATCCACAAGAAATGATTCGGGCGGCAAGGATTGTAAAAGACATGCTGCGCAGAGGTTACGCGCTCTTGATCGAAATCGAACCGGGAAAGTTCACTCGTGCCCTGGATTTTGACGAAACCAAGTTTGAGTACATCATTGCAGATTTTGATCCAATGCAAGCAGCTAATGCAGATAAATTGGAGGTGGCAAATGGGCAGACAGGCAAACCTAAAGCGGCTGAAGCGGACACTGCGGCGAGCCCTGGCACGAGAGGAAGCGGAAATGGGTGGCGGCGTGGTCGACGTGCTATCCCAGCAAGCAGCACCCGCTCTGCCGTTGCCGTGGGCAGGACAGCCGGAGGCTAGAAAGGAAGCTATTGAAAGCCTGGATAACTTTGCACCACTACGGAATACACTTCGGTCACTCTCTGAGGAGCAAGGGGAATGGGCCGGGATACCTATTCCCATCGAAAGTGAGGAATTGGTAATTGAACCATCATACCCATTCGCGCCTTGTTTTGCTAGGAAACCACATATTGATGAAAACAAAGAAGGATGGAAGTTGCGGAACCACTTCCATTCCAACAGTAAGCGTATTAACATCTATATCTTTGGCAAGGATGACCCAAACAAAGGGCCTATAAAATGGGCCTGGTCACCAGCAGTACACCACCTACTCCTTGATCTACAGACTGTTGGCTGTGCTGTTGCTTGGGGGATTGAACAGGAAAGCAATGCAGTACGAATGCTTGGAACAATGCTGCGACACCACCAGTTCAAAACTTACATGCTTACTGGAATGTTCCTTGAATCCAGCAAACGCAGTGGACTTATGTACCTATTTAGACGATTAAAGCCAACTGTGGTTATAACCCCACATCAGAGTAAGACAGAAAGTAAGGTTCTTTGCAGCCTCTGTATGCACCCTATAGGTTTCTATGCCCAATCATGGGCAGGAGCAATGACACCAACAGATGATGTCATTGCACACCTTTCCATGATGCGGGCAGATGAGCATATGCTATGGCGACGTTGCAATCAGCACGAACCACACCAACCGGAGGCCGGATTATAATGTATGCCAGAATTGAAGTTGTGGAAGGGATTGAACAACCAATTGAACTTGTTCTATACCACAATAAACGGACGGCTGCCACAGGTTGTATTGGTCCCCTTGGACCACTACTTATTATACAATTAACAAACAGACAGATATCTGAACTGCTGGTGGTCTACAAAATAAAGCCAGTACGTGTGGACTCCAGTCGGCAGAAACTTGGTGCCTCGTAAATACCGATCCATGCAAGACAGAATTATTGCCAACACGGTGATAGAAGAAGGTGTTGGAATGATGCTAAATGGCGAATGGTCACCCTGCTGGATATGGATCGGTGCAGTAGTAACAAGTCGAAATGGAACGAAATATGGAAAGATGAGCACCACCAGATTCAAACGCGGCCCAAGAAAAGGAAAAAAGAGATATGAACTTCCACATAGAGTGGTATTGAAAGTATTCAAGGGCAGAGTATTAAGGTCACGAGCAAAAGGAATGCATTTGTGCAATTATTCCCTGTGCTGTGCGCCTGATCATTTGGTAGGTGGAACACAACGAAAGAATATCAGGCAGGCTGTTAAAGAAGGCAGACACAAACCCGGAACAGCTAATCAATATGGTACCTATAAATGAGTTGGACCTTTATCAACATCCGTACCAGAATCCTTGCTGGTGACCTTCCGGGGTGGCTGAAGAGACATCCGCGTAAGGATCGTGTTATTCTGAATATCCTATCCATGCCACCATGGGTATCGCAAAAGGAACTACGAGAGTTTGAAAAGGAGGCTAAACGGAAAACCAGGGAAACAGGCGTAAGACACGTCATTGACCATGGCATTCCAATTACACATCCTCTGGTTTGTGGGTTATCTGTGCCCTGGAATTTGCGGGTGATTCCACAAAGTGTGAACACCCACAAAAGCAATAAGTGGAATGAGGACCAAATGGATTTGTTTCAATGCGACCGAAAAAGTAGCCCTTCGAGGGGCTTTCGTAGTTTCACTAACAGTATCAAGGAGCAATCATGGACATCAAAGCAACAGCAGATATTGGCGACAATCTGACCAGACTAATCGAAAGACTCGCACAACAAATTGGCGTTACTGCCGACAAGATTTTCCCTTGGTATGTGCAGCAGCAGATCATCGAAGGATGGGTGGCTCTTGCGATTATCTGCGTCACGTTGGTGGTTGGCAGCGTACTTATCAACAGCACGAAGCACAAGAAGTTACAGTCTGACGGTGAACTGAACAAGACGTTTTTCGTTCTCATTGTTGGTGTGCTTATGACAGTCCTCGGATGTTTGGGGCTCGCGACCACTGGCAGCAAATTAACGGCAAAAATTCTTAACCCACAATACGCCGCAACGCAGGCGCTGATCAAGGACATCGCGCAACTACGGTGACACAAAGCGTGAACATCTACAAAAGCAATAAGTGGAATGAAGATCAACTAGAACTGTTTGAATTGGAGAACTCCCTATGAGTATTGCTTTCAAATGTGATCGCTGTGGTACCTTTGAACAAGCTGCCATCAATAATATATCTTTGCAATGTCATGTGGTTACTAATGTTGAAGATGATGATGCAACCAGTTATTCCTATGAAGTAGATTTCTGTGCCAAGTGTAGCGCAGAATTTCTGAACTTCACAAAAATAAGACTACCAATTTAACAGTGAGGTTTACCACATGACCACACAACTTGACCTCCTCTTGGTTAACGCCCCCTCCCGCATAGACGTTTATGGAGCACTTACCCCACTTGCCGCTATTGAGGTTCCAGTGTGGGCTGGGCTGATCGCTCGCTACTGCCTCAACAAAGGTTTCTCAGTGCAGATACTGGACGCCGAAGCGGAAGGGCTGACTACGGAACAGACGGCGCAGCGGATCGTAGATGCTGCCCCCCGCCTCGCCGTTTTCTGTATCTACGGCCAACAACCCTCGGCCTCCACTCAATGTATGCCGGGGGCGGTGGCTACATTGAAGTGGCTGCAACTTTACCACCAGGACATCCGCACGCTTGCCCTTGGTACTCACCCATCGGCGCTCCCGGAGCAAACCGTAAAAGAGGGTTTCAATTTTGTTTGCCAAGGAGAAGGGCCAGTCCAAATAGTGGGGTTGTTTAAAGGGATGAAAGAATCAATGTTCAGTTGCAGCCCCGGAGAGTCGTGGCAAATGCCTGGAATTTGGCATGGCAGGCAGCGCCCTTTTGCTACTACCCCAAATATCTCTGATCTTGACCGCGAACTCCCTTCCCAAGCATGGGAACTGCTGGACATGACCAAGTACCGCGCCCATAATTGGCATCTATGGTCTGGTGATCCAAAAGGAGGGTATGCCTCGATACAAACCTCCCTTGGCTGCCCCTATGCCTGCCAATTTTGTTGTATCAATACACCATTTGGTGGACGCGGTATCCGTTACTGGTCCCCCGCAGTAGTGGCAGCACAGATTGCCAATCTGCACATGAAATATGGGATCACCAACATCAAGATACCTGACGAGATGTTTGTCTTGAATACATCGCATGTGTGGCTAATCTGCAATCATCTCATTGACATGGGCCTCGGGAAGGTTCTCAATATCTGGGCCTATGCACGGGTGGACACGGTAAAAGACCAACAGTTGCTGGACAAGATGCGCCAAGCCGGGTTCCGTTGGTTGGGTATTGGAGTGGAATCTGGGTCCAAGCATGTGCGGGATGGAGTAGAAAAAGGGCGCTTTGGTGATGAGGATATTGTTGCTGCGATCCGCCGCGTGCAAATGGCAGGTATCTTTGTGGGGGCCAACTACATCTTCGGGTTGCCGGATGATACCCACGAATCCATGCAACAAACGCTGGACCTGGCATGTGAGCTAAACACAGAATGGGCAAACCTATATTGTGCCGTCGCTTATCCTGGTAGCCCGTTGCACAGTATTGCAAAACAACGGGGCTGGCGACTACCGGAAGACCCCGGTGGTCCGGGCTGGATCGGCTATTCGCAGCACGCACCTGAAACACTGCCATTGCCCACGGAAACGCTGCGGGCAGGAGAGGTATTGGCCTTCCGCGATGAAGCCTTCCTCAAATATTTTTCCCGACCCGAGTATCAAATGATGCTGCAAAGGAAACTTGGGGAAGGGCCAGTGAAAGAAGTGCAGCAGATGCTGTCCCTGGGCAAACCAAAGCGACTTTATTTGGAGGCATGAAACAATGCATTGGAACTTTAGCGAAGAGCAACTAGACCGGACACTTGGTGAGTACATCACACGGTCTTTGCGCAGCGGTAGACGTGCGGCGGCCATGGAAAGGTATGCAGCTACTATACTTGACTTCTTAAAAAGTGAGGTAGCTAAGGAATTCAAATTGGTGCAGGAGGATTAGAGCATGAAACCAATACTTGATCATGGGTACATCAATTTTATCGAAACCTGGGGCAGCGATGAGCGGATCATTGAGGCTGCGCGCATGTCCACGGGGAAAGGGTTTAATGGGTGGGGTCCCAAGCATCTACCCACCTGTCCGTTAGCTGGAATTAAAGGGACGCAGGAGATTCAGTGTACCTGTACACCCGAGGCCGGAGACGAAAAGCTACTCGCCTACCTCTACAACCACAAGCACATGACACCATTCGAGATGGCGGGTATGATTATTGAAGTAAAAGCCCCGATCTTTGTGTTCAGGGAATGGCAGCGACATAGGACACAAAGTTATAATGAAATGTCCGCTAGGTATATCCCGTTGCCGGACGAGAACTACACCCCGAGCGTAGAGCGATTGCTAATGACCAATAGTGTAAATAAACAGGCACAGTCAAGTGGGAAGGTCTTAAGTGAGGTCGGCGCACAAAATTTCCGTGATTCTCTTGGTCATTTGTACTATCATGCGCAGCGGCTATATGAATCTGCGCTTGAAGCCGGTGTACCGAAAGAGTTGGCCCGGCTGCCTGTGCCAGTTGCCCGCTATTCGAAAATGCGCGCCTCGGCCAATCTACGCAACTGGCTTGCGTTCCTAACGCTGCGCATGGACCCCGCAGCACAATGGGAAATCAGATGTTACGCCAATGTAGTTGGTGACCTGATCGCGGAGAGGTTTCCGCATACCTGGGAACTGTTCATTGGAGAAAGAAAATGAACAAACCTTTTTGGCCTCTTGCCATCAACTCCTGGGGGGAGGAAGAAAAGCAGGCAGCACGGGAAGTCATTGACAGCGGCCACCTTACTATGGGAGAAAAGGTTAAGCAGTTCGAGGAAGCTTTTGCCAAATACATCGGCTCACAATACGCGGTAATGGTCAACTCTGGTTCCTCTGCTAATCTGCTGGCTATCGCTACCATATTAGCTAAATGGCAATTGCATAATCACAAAGTTGACATCACGCACGGTTACGAAGCCATTGTTCCGGCAATTGCCTGGTCTACTACCTACGCTCCTCTTGTACAACATGGTTTCAGACTGCGCGTGGTGGATGTTGATTTGGAAACATTAAACATGGGGGTTGAACAAGTAAAAGGAAACCGCTGGAATAATACCCGTTTATTGATTGGTGTTTCAGTTCTTGGCAATCCGGCACCCCTTGACCAACTACGCGACTACGCAGCGGAAAACGGGTTGTGGTTCATCGAGGACAACTGTGAATCCATGGGGGCGACAATCAATGGCAAATACGCGGGGACGTTTGGAATAATGGGAACCTTTTCCACGTTCTTCTCTCACCATCTGAATACCATTGAAGGAGGGATTCTAGTCACCGACGACCCCGAATTGTATGACATTGCGGTATGTCTCCGTGCTCATGGTTGGACACGCAACCTTGCAGGCAATACTCTAAAACACCACAATCACGCCTTGTCCTTTGATGCAGAATACTGCTTTCTGCTTCCTGGGTACAACTTACGTCCAACCGAAATTGCGGCAGCAGTAGGCTTGGTGCAATTGCAGCGGTTAAACGAGATGAATTTGATACGATTGGCCAATACTGCTCGTTTCACATCCGCCTTTGCAGGCAACAAGATATTCATCACACAACGGTTCCATGGCGCACCAGTCCCGTTTGGTTTCACACTTATTGCAAAGACCCCTGAAGCTAGAGCAAAAGCATCAGAGGCTATGACCACAGCGGGAATTGAACACCGCTTAATTACTGGGGGTTGCTTCGCCAGGCACCCCGCAGCAAAATACTATGACTACACCATCCCAATTACCGGGCTGCCTAACGCAGTTCGAGCACATGACTGCGGCTTTTTTGTTGGTAATCACGCCTTCGATCTATCAGAACAAATTAAGCATCTCAAGGAGATATTGAAATGAAAGACGACAGAAGATTAGAAGAAAGTTTTTTAATTGCAGAAGGGCTGTTCACTGTTTGCTTCCTGTTTATAATACTAACTCTACTATCAACATGCTCCACAATACCATGATGTCAATAATTCTTAAGCCTTGGGGCCGTGAGTACCTTTGCTACCGTAATGAGGAAGTGGCAATTTGGCTACTAGAGATCAAGAAAGGAGCTTCCACCTCCCTTCATGCCCACCCTAAAAAGAATACTGCACTAATCGTACTACATGGTTCTGCGGAACTTTCCTTCATCCGTGGGGAACCCAGGATACTAACCGGCTTGGACAAGATCAATATCTTCCGTGGTCGCTTTCATCGAACAACAGCTTTGGGGTACCCATCAAGGCAAGCGAATTCTGTCATTCTCCTTGAGGTAGAGGCACCAGACGACAAGCGAGACCTGGTACGATTAGATGATGTTTATGGTCGTGCTGGAACACCAATTGAAGAAGCTACGGAACCTAAAGATTTGTCCTGCCTAGAAATCGCAGATAACAGAGAAACTTGGGTCTTCGCCAAATGTCTGCTGAAAATCATACACCCAATCAGTTTCGAAGCACTAAGTTGGCAAGCGGCAAGTACCATATTTGTCACTCTCCGTGGTGGACTGGAACGTGGGTTGGTACCACCTGGAGATGCCATTGATGGTATAACAATGGAACGGCTGGTGCGAACCTTCCCACCCATCCCTGGTTCAGCCTTCTTGCAGATATGGAAATGGAGCATCCCATGAAAGTCCCATCAAAGATAGAAATTGATTCTCTTGTTTGCCATGTGGCAAACAGAACCAACTTCCTGGATTGGTTTTCTATCACGGGGGGGG